CAGCCTGGGCGGCCTGTGGCTTGGTATCCGTGCTGGCATGCGTTCAGCCTATGGCCCGCGTCCAGTTGGCTTGCAGCCGTATCTCGCCGCAATAGCGCACTTTCGCCTTTCGCGAAACGCCGTCGCTTCGCTCAAGAGCGCACTTTCGTTCGTTCCAGCAGGCCGAGAAGCGAGGCTGCGTGCTTCCCCCAAAGTCCGTGATTGCTTTCGCCGTATGACGAAAACCACTCAATCGCCGCCCTCTCCTCGTCGGTGAGCCGCAGGCGGGCAATCTCGTCGGCCTGCTCGTCCAGTTCATCCAGCGGATCGCCGTTCATCTGTGTCCCTCTCTGCGGCGTGTTGTGCAACTATCCGGCAATTCCGGTGGGTTCGCTCAGACGAGCAGGCTCGTCAATTCGTAGGGAATCAACTGCCGTATTTCTTCCAGAATCTTCGCCGTCTCCTCGCTCGGCTCGCCATGCTTACAGATCGCCCGGCAGCGGTTGTCGATCAGTTCCAACGCGATCAGCGCCTCACGCCCCGCCAGAGCATAGCGATGCTCGCGCTCGTCGTCCGCGTCAGAGAGGTCGAACTTCAGGATCGCGTGTGCCATTCCTTATACCAATTTGGGTATATACCCTCGCTCGGTGTAGCGTGCTGGTCGGGTGTGGCGTTTCGGGTTTCCCGAATCGCGAACGCCCAGATTGTATCAGCATTCATACGGAAAACGTGTCGCTTCGGATACGTTTCGGCAACAAATGCTAGGTGCTTGTTCGCAACTACCTAGCTTTCGCTCTTCTGGTGCGATAGCGCAACTGTCAAGGATCGCTTGACGGTTGGACTCTCTCTAAGGTGAAGAGCGCAACTGTCAAGGAATCCTTGACGGTTCACGACCGTATGTTGTGGGTGTACGGTACTCAGCCCATCGACTCATTCGGCGGCAACGGCACCGCATCGGTCGGCGGCAACTTCTCCAACCACTCGCAATAGCCATGCCAATAGCACCCTTCGCCGCAGTCGGTGAGCAGATCGGCCCCGACGAGAAACGTGCCGCCCGTGCCTGCCACCGGCTGAATCTGCCGGTCGGCGTGGGCAGCGTTGAGCGTTGCCAGTTCGTCCAGGTGTGCGGAGGCGTCTAGCCAGTTCACGGGATCGCTGCTCCGATGGCGTTGTAGAGGTCCGTGACGCGGCTATCTAGCAATGCAAGATCGACAGCCTCGCCAATCGAATACCACGCGAGGCGGGCGTCGGTCGGCAGGTTGGAGGCTCGGCCACGATTGAACACTTCGATGTTTTGATTGAAAGGGGTCTGTGACGCTTGCGAAACGCTTTCCGTAGCGCCAGAAAAACGCCGCGACCAGCTGGCGCTTGACGAACGAGACACGCCCATAAAACCCGTTGCGTCCGCTGAACCAGTCGGGTTGTTAGGGGTGGCGTTGCGAGAGCGGAATGACATTGTGTTCGTGTTGGCCCTGTTGTTCTGGATTGTCGATGCACCCGTTGAGAATCCGCCCGCACCGATGTATCCGCCTGTTCCGGTGCCGTGCGCGGTTTGGCAAAAGACAGACAGGTGATGATTGTTTTGCGGGTCAGCGTTGTTGTTGCGGTTGCTGTCCAGCCACTTTGTTGTCTGGTTGCCTTTCAGCCCCGTCTTTCGGTTGTAGTCCGCGCTGACGAAGTTTGTGTTCGTCGGTGCCGCACCGACCAGCGGCACCAGCGCACCAGCGAGCGTCCTCGCGCCCATGAGGACGCAAGACGCTTTGATGGCGGACCAGATGCCGTCTGCCTTGCAGCCCGTTATGAATGCGTTGATGGCATCGCGGACGCCAGACTCCAGCGCAAGGCCGCCATCTGCCATTTCCACCGCAGAGATATAGGTGTTTACGTCAGAGTCGGCATATGACGGCGGCGAATAAAGCGTCACGCCCCACTTCGCCGCTAGGTAACGCTCTACCGTCCCGATCTCGCCCGCCGACAGCACGCGGTCGTAGATGATATGTTCGCAGATTTGGCCGTTGAGCGGCAGCGACAACGTGCCGCTGATGTTTCGTATTCCCAGCCATATTCCGAGTTGATTGCTGCCCGTCGCGAGGGTCGTGCCAGCGAGGCCAGCACCGTCCAGCCTGCCAGTCGATGCGGTGCCGGAGAACGTAAGCGCCGTCAGCCTTTGATTGGCAGTCCTCGCACCGCCGGAAACGCCCTGATTCACGCCAGAGGCGACACTCTGGCTGCGATACTCGTTGGCCGACGAATACAAAAGGTGCATCCGCAGGTCTGTTAGCCCAGAGCCGGATTGCGTGTGATAGATCGTCTGCGCGACGTTTGCCACATCAAGCACATGGACATTGAACACCGTGCGGGCGTTGGCTTGCGTGCTGGTGAAAAGGTGATCGTTGGTGCCGTCGAAGTCCACCGCCTGCAAGCCGTTCACTGTCGTTGTGCTTGGCCTGTTTGCTTCTGTTGACTGCGTGAGGTGGAGTCCGTTGCCGGAGAGGTCGCTCCACTGCGACACAAAGCCGCCGGTCAGCGTCACGGAAGATGTTGCGCTGGCGTCGTACCATGCGGCCAGCCCGCTGATGTTGCGGGGATTGAAGCCGGTGGGCCGGAAGTAGCCGATCTTCGCGGAGAGCATTAGTGATTCTGGCTCGCGGTGCCGTACCAGTTCGTCCCGTCCGAGACGAACACCAAGATGTCCCGCTTGTTGCTCGTCGCCGTGATCGTGGGCGCGGTGCCGCCAGCCCACAGGACGGAAGTAAACGTCGCGGTGAAAGTCCCGCCCTGCGTCAAAATCAACGTGATCGAAGCCCCAGCGGTCGGGCTGGGCATCGTGAACGTGCAATTGCCCGAGAGCGTCACCGTCTGCACGCTGCCGGTGGTCAGGGCCAGCGTCGTCGATGTGCCGCTGTTGCCCACCGTTTGCGTTTGCTCAAGGACGACGGGGAGGCGGGCGAGGGCCAGCGTCCCGCTTCCGATCTGCGAGGCGGGGAGGCTGGGGATGCGGGCAACGTCCAGCGTTCCCGTTAGGTCAGCCGCCGATCCACTGGTGGCGACGGCGGCGAGGCCGCTTACCTGAAGTGCCGTATGCGTATGACCTGCGGCACTGGCCCCGATGTCGGCGGGCGTGAGGGCGTCGCTCCCGCCGGTCGCGTGGGTGCTCTTGTGGGCCGCCAGGACGAGCGAGCCGCTCGAAGTCGAGAGCCCGGTGCCAATAGAAAGGGCAACAGTCTGCGTCCCTGAGTTGTAGGTGACGGGGGCCGTGGCCGTGACGACGCCAGCCGGACCTTGAGGGCCGGTCGCGCCAGCAGCTCCAGTTGCCCCTGCCGGGCCTTGCGGGCCTTGAGATCCAGCATCGCCCGTATCGCCCTTCGGTCCCTGCGGACCCGTTGCTCCAGTGGCACCGGCCGAGCCGGTAGCGCCTTGCGGGCCTTGCGGGCCTGCTGCCCCCGTGTCGCCCGCGTCACCCTTCGGCCCTTGTGGGCCTGTGGCTCCGGCTGCGCCGGTGGCACCGACTGCCCCTGCTGGGCCTTGCGGCCCCTGTGGACCAGCGTCGCCGGTTGCACCCTTTGCGACCAAAAGTTGCCAGTTGTACCCCGGCGGAGCGCCGCCGATCGTCCACCCGCCGGTCGCCGGCAGCCACCACAGGCCGCCGTCAAACGTCACCGCGTCGTACAGACTGTAGTTGGTGAAGTTATCCCACTCACCGCGATAGTTGTAGGGCATCGGGCCGGTTGCGCCAGCAGCTCCGGCCGGCCCAGGCGGGCCTTGAGGCCCGACTGTGGATGCAGCAACCCACTGAGTCAGATCGCTCGCCAGCCTCCACATACTTTCGTCGGCCTGAACGAACACCAGCATCCCAGCCTCGCGACGAGGGGCCGGGATCGCGTCCCGCTCCGCCAGCGTGGCGACCGTGCGATAGCCGCCCTTGCCGTAGCGGGCCTCGTGCGACGGATGCACGTCGGCCGTGTCGAGCGGCACGACCGGGGCGACGACGTTGGTGCCCTGGATCTTTGCCATTACGAAACCTCCACGACGGCCGTGCCGGTAATCGGGTAGGTCGAGCGGTAAATGCGGTAGGGCCGCGAGGCTTGCCCATCAAAGGCAATATTTCGCAGCGTCAACCCCCAGGCGGTCGTCAGAAAGCCGTTGACGCGGAGAACGGGCTCGCCAAATGACACCGGCAGCACGACGTAGAGGTAGGCCGACGAGGCGACGACGGTTTTTTCGATCGCCCGCGATTGGGCCATATCGAGCGAGAGGCCCGTCTTGATCTGGGCATCGGTGATCGCGGCCGCGGTCGAGGAACCGACGGCCCGCACGAGCAGCGTCTCGTTTGGGATCGCAGTTGTGCCGGCGACGGCCATGGTTCGGATCCTGCGGATTTTTTGCGAACGATCGGCCCACGACCAGGGGTGGGATGCCCCACCGATGATCGCCACCTCGTACAACTTCTCGACGCCTTGCTCCGTGACGGCTATCCGGTCGCCCTTCTTGGGGTCGGCCGGCAGTTCGTCTTTGTGGATGAAGAAATCAAGGCTCTCCATCCGCACCAATTGCCCGGCCGAATCGACAGACTCCCAGCGGCCAACGACCAGCGTGGCCCGGCAGGTTCGCGGCAGGAGCGTGCCGGCCGGCCGGTATTGAACTTCAACGGCGAGATGCTCCCGGCGTTGTTGCTCAAACCACGACTCGGCCTTGGCCAACATATCCTGCATCGAAATACTCCCGGGAACGGGTTGCGCCCGCGGCGGCGGCTATTGAAAGCGCCGCCGCGGGGCACCCGTCAGCACGCCACTAGGCCTTCATCAGCTTGACGCGGACGGTCGCGTCGCCGGAGGCGGCGGCCGCGACGGCATAGCCGGCGAGCGTGTTGTTCGTCGCCGTCGTCGTCACGTTCTTGGCCGTGTTGTCCCAGTAGACCTTGGCGTACGCGTTGATCGCGCCGGTGGCCTTGGGGAACTCGACCAGGCCGTCGACCACGACCGCCCCAAGCGTGTTCGCCGGGATGTCGTGATCGGCGATGCCGACACCGATGGAACCGAGCACCACCACGTCTCCCGACGCAACGGCCGAGCTGGGGGTGTAGTCGAGGGAAGCACCCTCGCCAACGATAGAAGCCATTTGAAACTCTCTTTCTTGGAAACAGGGTTAGGGTTGATCGAAGACCCGGCCGGCGGGCTTGGGCTCCCGCCGGCCGGGCACAGTCACGTCAGAGATCAAGCAGTCGCCATCCGGTAGGCACCGTTCTTCTCGCCCTTGGCCACGCCAAAGGAGAAGTGGCCGCGGATCTGCACGCCGAGCTGGTTGAAGTCGGCTTCGGCCGACTCCACGACCGGCTGGCGCTGACCGCCGAGGAAGGCGACTTCCATCGCGGGCAGATCCATCGGGTCGGCACAGAGCCACCACGTCGACGCGCTCGAGAGGTAGCTCGAGCCCACGACTTGATACCGGCCGGCGAGCACGTTCGCGTTGCCGCGGACGGTATCGCTGCCGGTGATGAGGAGCGAGCTGCTCATGATCTCGGCGGCGGGGAGCTCGAGGTCCGACGGAACCAGCAGGATCCGCGGAGCCACGCCGAGCACGTTGCCGTCGCCGTCCTTGAGCTTGCGGTAGCTCGCGGTCGCCGTGCGGAGGGAGGTCAGCGAGAACGCGTTGCCCGCGGCCGCCGTTTCCTTCGCGTAGTAGCTGGCGTTGCTGGCCTCGAAGGCAGCCCAGAACACCTTGTTGAGCCGAAGCGCGGCACCGCGGCCGAGCCGTGCGCTGACCTGCGTCAGAGCACCGAGATCGTCGTTCACGAGGTCGACCATCGAGATCGAGCTCAGACGGCCGTAGAGGTCCGCCTTGATCGACCGCGTCTCCTCGCCGGCGTCAGCCGACTTGAGCTCACCCGTGGGGCCGACCGGCTCGAACTCGAAGCCGCCCGTCACCCGCACGCCCGTCACCGACTTGTAGTCGCTGACCGAGCGAACGGAGGCGATGCGGTCCCAGTTGCTCTCGACGGCGGTGAAGCCGTTGAGGAGGAACTTGCCGTAGGTCGCCGACAGGATCGTCGAGATGCTGTGGGTCGCAAACGCGGCCTTGAGAACCTCGCGGCAGTTGCCCTCGCTGATGCGAGCCGGGCCGGTGTAGCCGTTGGCCTTGGCCGCGGCGAGCACCACCTGGGCCAGCGACGCCTCGCCACGCCGGGCGTGAGCCGCCTCGAGCGTCCGCTCGTCGAAGGCCTTTTCCGCACCGTGCAGGCCACCGGCAAGGCAGAGCGACGCCACGACCGTCTTCGGGTCGTCAGTCGCAGCCTTGACGTGGACCGCCGGCGCGGCGGGGGCGGTGGGGCGCGAGGCCCGCACTTCGGCGAGCAGCTCGGCCTTGATCTCCTTGAGCAGCTCGGTCTTGAGGTCTTGCATCGACTTCTTCTCCTCGGACACGACCGCGGCAGCGGTCACAGGGGTTTCCACGGCGACGCTCGCCGCGGCCTCCGTCGGGGCAACAGCCTCGACGGGCTTTTCGTTGGCTTCGTCAGCCATGGGGACTTCTCCTTGATCGTGCTCCGCTGCGATCTGCACCGTCGTCGAGGCATCGGCCCCGAACATCACGACGGAGACTTCGCGGAGCATGGAACTACGAACTACGGAAATCGGCCCGGTGAACTCCCGGCCGTTGACGGTGACGGTTTCGCCGGCGGCGACGTTTTCGATGCGGTTCACGTCGGCACCGATCGAGGCCTGGAACTTCCAGCCCTTCTTCGCGTAGCTCACTACGCGGTCATAGATCTCGCCTTCGCCGATCAGATTGCCGGACAGGGCGAGGTCTTCCATCGAATTGTCGATAGAGTCGGCCTGGCCGAGAGCGGCTGAAATGTCGTACTGGTGGCCGTACATGATCGACACGACATTCGTCTTCGTGTCCATGCCGGCGAGGTCGACCACGATCGGGTTGCGGGACCACGACTGCCGGATCGCCCGGCCGGTGTACGCCGTGAGTGCAAACCGCGGCTGGCCGCCGCCTTGGCCGTCGGCGGTGACGCCCGGCTGCACGACGTTGAAGTCCGCCTGGGCCACGATCCCGTGGCGGGTGGCGTTCTCGGCGGCAACAGACTCGCGACGGTGGCGACCGCTCATTGATTGGGCTCCTCGTTTTGGTTGTCCTGCGGGATCTCGGCGGCCCCCTCCGGCCGGATGCCGAACTCCTCCTCGACGCCACGCTCAATCGCCCGCTGACGCAGCACGACTCTCCAATCGAGGCCGCGCTTGGCACACACGTCGGCGAGGCTCGCCATGTTGTTGTTGACGAGCTCCACGTCGGCGGCGGCTTCCTTCATCGGGTCGATGTGCTCGAAGCCGTCCCAGACCCAACGCCAATTCCACTGGTCGCGGGGCGGCAGGCCGTCGGGGATTGCGCCGTCCACGAGGGCGGCCTCGTCGAGCCAACGCTCAAAGAGCGGGTCGAGCACGACACGCTCAAGGTCGCTCCGCTCGGTGCTCAGATGCTTGCGATAGACAAGGTAATCGCCTCGCATGGACGAGTAATTCGCCTGCGAACTGTCCATGCACGCCACGATATAAGGCATATTCACGCTGCGGCTTATTTCGCAGAGCAGGCGACGCACGAACGAGTCGTAGGTGCTCGTCGGCTGCTCCGGCTTCATCTGGACCGGCTCCCACCCGTCGGGGGCGGCGATGGCCATGCCACGCGTGATCGGCATGGTTTCGTAGAGCTCGAGTCGGTTGGCCCCTTGGCCGTCGGCCGGCATCGTCGTCTTCAAGATCGCGGCGAAGTCGGCCGCCGTCTCCGCGGCCGTCACCACCGCGAGCGTGTAGCGGCGGAGCATTGCAAAGAGCTCGAGGGCCGGCACGATCTCGCCGACGCCGCGGTGCTGGCCCGGGCGGGTGGCGTGGAACCAGTGCAGGACGTGATCGGCCGCCACCCAGCGGCCGTCCAGCGTCGCCGTCGCGAGGGCCGTGCCGGGGTGATGCTTGAGGACGTAGTATTCGGTGACGTTGCCGTCTTCGTCGAAGCGGATGCCGTCCGCCTCGTTCGTCCAGATCGACGCGGCCGGGTCGGCGATCTGGTCGGCCTCGATGAGCCGGAAGTCCAGCGTGACGGCATCGCGGCGGCGGGAGAGCCGGCCGTTGGTCGTCATGACGCCAAAGATTTCGCCGTCGCCCAACTTGGCCCGCTTGCAGATACGGAGTTTGTTGGCGAGGTCGACGTTGACGGACCAATCGAAATTGGTGAGCTCAACCTGCCGGACGAGCTCTGGGTCAACGTCGGGGCCAAGGTCGAGTTGAATCTTCGGCCCGGTGCCGACGAGGTCGTTGGCCCAAGTGCTTACCATGCCGGCGGCGTAGCTGTTGTTCGCGATCTCGTAGCGAGCCCGCGAGCGGAGTTTGCGGCGAACCTCGTGGCTGAGAGCCGCGTCGGCGGAGTAGTAGTCGGCCTGCGACCAGTGCCGGCGGTTCAAGTCGGTCGTCTGGGCGGCGTCGTAGCGGGCACGCACCAGCGTCGACATAGCGGCCTGCTGCGCGGCGATCGTCGCCTGCAGCGTCCGCTTCGACGGCCCGACGAGCTTGGAGAACAGCCCCATTAGCCGGTGGCCCCCGGGTACTCAATGCGGGCCATACGCAGGCTCTTGAAGGGCGACACGGAGGCCGCCCGCGACTGCATAACGAACTTGGCGGCCTCCACCTGGCGGTCGAGCTCGTGCTGCTCGACTTCACCGGCGTCGGTGCGGGCGCGACGGGGCTGGGCGAGATTCGCCGCCAGAGCGTCGATCACGTCGTCGTTGTCGGCCAAGAGGCAGTCTCCGGCAGGTGGACGCGGTCCCTCCGCGCCTACCCATAAGTGTACCACCGTACACCCGGCATCCTGGCCAAGCCTACGCAAAAACGATTAGGCCGATCGTTCCGTCGTCTTCGTCGAACGGGTTGAAGTCGAGGTCGTCCTCAACGAGCGAGCTGGTAAAGCCCGATGTTGGCAACGGCATAGCCCAAGTAGGCGGTGCCCATGCCTGGATTGCCGCGCCAAAACTGGTCGACGGCAATCCAGGCATAGATCAATCCAGTGAGTGCGATGAGAGAGCCGCTCATCACCAGTATCTCACGCAGGCGTACCAGCCCCGCGGGCCGCGGGCGACGCCGATCTCGCGAGGCTTTCGCTGGCCCCAGTAGCAGGAGTTGCGGATGGCATGGTCGGCACTCACGGTCGAGAAACCTATTCCCTCCGCACGGCCGCCGTTCCGGCCGCAGTGACGAAGGATGCCGGTGCGGGCCATGCCTTCGGCCTCGGCCTGGGCCGTCGTAATCGTGATGGTCGTCGTCGTGACGAACGTCTCAGCAAGGGCGGGGCAGGCGACAAGCAGGGCAACGAACGCGATCAAGAAACGCATGGTGGATCTCCTTTGGGGGAAACTGTCCACCCGCAGACTGCCATAGCCTGCATATGCGTCAACGCCAGATTTAGCGACGCATTTTGGCCATGATTTCCGCCCGACGTTTCGCGGCCTCCTCGCGGGAGACGGTCCGGCTGGCCACAACGCCCGGCCGGGCGTCAACGCCCACGGCCGAGATCCCCGTGAACGACGCCGCCACGGCCGAGCCCACGCAGCAGTCGAGCCAATGGTTGTCGCGGCCGGGGATCAATCGCCATTCGTCGACGACGCGCCCCTTGGCCTCCACGCGGGTCGGATACTCTGCCGCCAACTGCTCGCACAGCATTTCGTGCCGGCCCTCGTGGACCGTGAAGGCCTGCAGATCGCCGATGGGCAGCTTGCAGCGGGCCGCAAAAAAGGTTTTCCACGAATTCGTGTCGTACAAGACGTGTCGCTGGCGGTTGATCGTGCTCGTCCGCCAGTTGGCCCCGACTCGCTCGCCCTTTTCGGCCTTCTTGTCCGAGAGCGTCGATCCGCTGGCCCCGACGAATCGGCCGTGGGTGGGGATGATCCGCGGCCCCCACTGCGACCGCCGGGCGAAGTCGCGGACCACGCCGGCCGTCTGCGCCCAATTCGCGTCAACGAAAACCTGAGAGACGCGGAGCACGGCATCGTCAGACTCGCGAGAAAACTCGCGGTCGAGTATTTCGCTGGCCACCTTCTCGAGCCCCGCGTGGATCGCCGCCTCGAGGCTCACGCCGCCCGCGGCCTTCACCAGCGTCTTGCGGGCGTCGCGGAGCGTGTAGTAGGTGCGGTTTTGCTCTGGGTAGACGCCGTAGGCCACCAGATGCCCGCGGAGTTGCTGGCCCCAGGCGACGACGGCCCAATACAAGAGTTTTTCCTGCACGTCGATGAACGCGGTCAAAGTCTCAAGGCCCGCCGGGACGATCCACCGCGGCACCGCGATCGCCCGCCCGCGAACGTCGTCCTGCGTGAGCCCCGACGCTTGGGCCTCGTTGGCCAGCGGAACCTGCTGAAACTCGCTCGCGAAGACCGCTTCGCCGTCGTCAATCAGAGCGTTGTACGCGTGATGGATCGCTGAGTGCTCGTTGTCGGGATCGAAGCAGGAAGCCCACGAGACTTGGCAGCCGGCGTCCATCGCCTCGCGGTTCTTTTCGTAAAACTCGTTTGCCTCGCGGTGGGCTCTCGCCTGGTCGCCGACGCGATCCTTGTCGAACGTGTTGCGGATCTCGCGATACTTGCCGAGCCAGAGATCCTCGTGCTTGTCGGCCCACTTCCGCACCATCGGAATCCGCTCGCCCTGCCACGCCGGGTATTTCCGCTGGTCGAGGAGCTGGTCGACCATATCGTCGGTCGCGATCACGGTCGCGTTGACCACGCAGGCGATGCTCTTGGTGTGGCCGGCCAGTTTCATCACGCTCTTGGAGAGTATTTCGAGACGCTTCTGGCACTGCATCGGGCTCGCCGCCGACTCTCGCGTCTGCGGGTCGTCGACGATCACGAAGTCCGGCCGGAGCTGGGTGCCGTCCGGCGCCTTGTGACGCAGGCCAAGGATAGAGCCGGTGAGGCCGCGGCTCATGATGATCGACCCGCTGGCCACGCCGCCCGGGATCGACGGTAGCACGACGCTATCGGCCTGCCAGCGGATATGGGTGTGCTTTCCGTTGAACGTCTGGCTGTTGCACCGCTGCGGCTTGCCCTCCAAGGCCCGCACGGGGATGCACACTTCGGGGAAGTCTTCAAACAGGAGATCGTTCTCGGCGAGTTCGAGCTTGATGCTCGTGATGGCCTTCGTGGCAAGGTCGGCCTCGGCCGCGAAGATCGCCCCAAATCGCCGGTGGCCGTAGAGCATCGCCCAGAGCAGAGAGTTTTCGGAGATCGTGCTCTTGGCGAAGCCGCGGTAGACGGCGTTGATGAATCGTCCGCCGCGGAGGATGCAGTCTTGGATGCGGCCGATGACTCGCTTGTGGTCTTCGGAGAATGGGGAAAGGCCGGTCGACTGCGGGAAGTATTCGACGAGAAAGCGGGCGAGGTCGAGCCGGCAGGCTTCCCGTCGCTCTGGGTTGACCGGCTTGGCAATCTCGCCGATGTCGGCCCCTAGCCGCGTCGTCGCCCGGCCACGCTCGAGCGTCGCCTTGCGGCGGTTTTCGATTGCCTCCTTGCTCTTGACGGGCACTAGGTCGGCTCCGCGGGAGTACCGTTTTTTGCGGCCTCAACGACGGCCACCGCGAGGTCGTAAAGCCTCGCCGTCTCGACGATCACGACCGAACGACGCCGGTTGCACTTGTGCCACACGATCGGGACGCAGCCGGCCTTTGCATCGCGGCCTGCTTGGTCGACCGCCGGCCAGAGGGAGAGCCGCTCAGTCCGCTTGGCCTCGACGTGAATCGGCACCCCGTCGAGCACCACGTCGGGCGAATCCGGCCCGCCTTGAAACTGGCAGCCACGCCGGGCCGCCCCGTCGGGCAGCCCCAGCACCTCGCGGAGCTCGTCGCGGCACTCCCGCTCGCCGCGTTTTCCCTTTTCTCTCGAACTACGTCCCATGATTTCCTCTACATGAATCTTAGTGTACGAGCGCATCCCTCACGCCAATCGACCCAGCCCTTGCGGCGCAGAGCATCCAACTGCACTCGCAGCCCATTGAGCGATCGAATACCGACGGCCTGCGCCAACTCGCGGAGCGTGGGCGGATAGCCCGCGGCCGCCAAGCGGATGCCGGCGTCGAGTATTTCGCGCTGCCTCGGCGTCGGTGCCACGCGGCCGTCGGAGTCCTTCGGCATCCGCTCGATTCGCAGGCCGCCCATCAGTTCACCGCCTTCGCTTGGGCCAGCCGCTCGAGCTCGCGGCGGCGGGTGTATTCGAAATCGTCAGCGTCCTTGCCCACGAACGGCTTGGCCTCCGGCCTATCGTCCGGCCGGCCGCGGCCACCGGGGGGCCGCGGCGAGGTCTTGCCGGCGTCGTACTGGCCGCCCAGCGTCCGCTCCACGAATCCTTCGGCCACGAACTGCATCAGCGTTGGGGGGGTATCGAAATACTTGGCCGTGCGGAGCCGCTGGATCGCTTCCAGGGCCATAGGCCACCACTCCGGGTCGTTGAGGCGGTCTTCGGCACCGTCTGGCGGCTTGTTGGGCTTCCACTTCTGGCCGGGACCGTCGTTCCAGGCTTTCCGCAAGTCTGCGAAGCTCGCACGCGGAGGAGGAGGAACTTCTCCTCTATCTCCTCTATCTCCTCTACTGCGCGTCGGCGCAGGCGACTCCTGCGCTTGAGCGCAGGCAGCCTCGGGACGCTTCCGGCGGTCTGGATCCCGCTCGTTTTGGGCTTTTGCCCGGTCTTGATGCTGGATTCTGGCCTTCGCCGCCTGGCTGAAACGGCGGTCCCAGCCGGGCACGGCAACCGTGCCGCCGTCCTCGTCGATTTCCAGCCAGCCAACGGCCGCGACGGCACGCCAAAAGGCCTCGTCGGCTCCGCACGTCCGCACGAGCCTCGGGATGGTCATTCGTGCCGTACCGTCGGAGCAGTGCAGGGCGGCCCAGCCCCAAAGACGGTAAAGCCGGAACACGACGGCCTCGACCGACTCGCCGGTTAGGTCGAGGAGCTCCTGCACCTCTGGTTTGTCCGGTAGACCCACGTCCATTGCGATCCATTCACCGGCCATCGCGACACTCCTTTGTCAAAAAAGCATTGACTGCATTTCGTGCCTAACCGTGCTTCCTGCAAAAACGTCCCACCTGCCGCGAAAGTGCATCACGGACGGCATATAAACACCGTTCCCAATACTTCCGCACGCAGACGCTATTGACGAAGACGGAATGACGTACCATTCGTCAGCCCAAAAGACCGCGAACACATCAACTTCGCTCGTCTCGTAAACGACCTGCGACGACGAAAGATTTGTGACGAGCCGTATGTTGTTCGGCTTGGTTGCATCAACGGAACGCTTCTTGATCTGCACCTTTAGCCCATTGACGATGCGGTCCCAAGCTCGTTGGTTTCCGACGGCAGGGCGTGAAACGCTGTATCCGAGAGCGCGACAAATGTGCTCAAACTGCATTTCGTAAATGGAACCGTCCTCGCGGCTCATGCGATCCTCCATTCACGCTCCGGCCGCCCGGTCGCCGACCGCACCGTGCGGCCGGTCGTCTGAATCAACCCTGCCCGCCCCATTTCGCCGAGACGCTTGCCGACTTGGTGAGCGTCCAGGCCGCACCGTGCCGCGATCTCGCTCGCCCCGGCCGCACCTTGACCAAGACTGTCAAGGATCTTCCGTTGATGGTCCGCCCGCAGCCCGCCGGCCATGCTTGCGGCCACGCGGCTCGTCGGCGGATCACTGCGGCGACACGCTGCGAACAGCGGCAGATCGCAATTGGCTTCCACAAACGTCGGCATTGGTCTTCTCCCGTGTATTGGCCGCGTAACGTGCGGCATCCGGCCAGCACCGCGGCGGAAGGTAAAAACCGCTTGCTGGCAGCCCAGCGATATACGCCTCAACAGGGCTAGGCGACCGATTACGCTGCATGATTTCAGCGTGCCCACGGCGGGGCTTTTCGGCTCAGAATGGAATGTCGTCCCCCGGCGTTTCGGCTGAAATCTTGGCCGCCGCCGTCTTTCGCGACGGGGCGTTTTTGATCGCGGCCGGCAGCGGCGCCGTGCTCGGCTGCCACTGCTCGACCTTCACGAACTCGTTGCCCTTCTTCGAGATCGCGAGCAGGCTCTTGAACGTGACGAACTGACCGGCGAGCGATGACTCGTCGAACTTCGGGCTCGTCTTCGTCGGCGGCTCAATCCTCGCGGCCCGGCAGAGGGCGGCGACCTTGCCGGTGTAGTGGCAGGGGATCGACTCCCAGATCGGCCGGTAGTTCGTCACGGAAACCTTGACCGTGAGGCACTCGCCATTCGGGTTGATGTCGGCCTTGGCCCAATCCTTCTGTTGAATGAGCGCCACCTTGATCTCGCCGGTGTGGGTGCCTTCCGGCAGGATCGGCAGATCGGCCTCGACCGCCGACGGGCCTTGCCGCGGCTCCTCGTCAGTGAAAAACGTCGTCCAATCCATGCTCATGATTTGATCTCCAACTTGTGTGCTTCCCCGACCCGCACGATGCTGTCGGTATCCCCGTTCACGACCTCGTCGATCTTGTCGGCCAGCCGCGTGTACGAGAGCTCGCCACGCTTGTACGACTCAATCAACGCGGTCATCGTCTCGACCTTCTTCGCCTGCTCCTCGCGGCGAGCCTGCCACCGCGATCGGTCATGCCACAGCATCCGATTCCTCCTCTGGTTTCATCCTTGCCGCCCACTGGATCGCAGTGCGGGCGCCGAGCCACGCGTTTACGGTCGTGAGCTTCCACGTCCCCTTGTCGTCGTCGGCCATCGTTTGCTGCAGATCGAGCAGGTGGCGATAAAACCACTTCGCATACTTGACGATCTGCTCGTCGGTGAGCTCCGGCAGCGGCAAAGGCGAGCCCTTCACCGCCCGCGGCCCGCACATACGCTTGACCGCAAACTCGCGGTCGAGCGGGTCGTGCTGCGACGCCTCGAATTCGATGAATTCGCGGAACGTCCGGTTGGCCGGCGACTTTTCGATGTCGTTCATCATGACGCCACCAGCACGGGGGTTTGCGGGCTGCACTTGCGGATCTGGCCCCAATCGAGATAGGCCTGGCTGGCGAGCGCCGCCGTCCTGTGACCCAGATGGCGGGTGGCAAGGCCCGGCGACTCAATCTCGATATGGGTCGCCCCAGAGCGACGCAGGAACTTGCTTGAGCCCACCATCCCGCAGCGGTCCAGATGCTCCTTGAGCAGAATCGCCGCACGACGCCGCTGGACGACCCAGGCCAAGATGCTGCCATCGGGCGATTGCTCGAGCATTTCCCGGCAGGCCCGCAGGCAGGCCGGCGACAGATGCTTGGTCATCGGGTCGCCCGTCTTCGCCATCGTCCAGCGGAGCACGTCGCCGTCGAGGTGCTGGCCTGTGAACGAGAAGATGTCGCCCCGCCGGGCACCGCTCTCGTAGCCAAGCAGCAGCCAGCACTTGAGAAACGCACCGAGATCGGCTCCGTTCCGCAGGGTTCGCCCGCGGACCTCGTCGGTCTTGGCGATGGCCCGCCGCATTTCCTCGACGGTCCACGCCCGCGTGGGCGGCCGCTTCGCCTTGATCCGCAACACGCCTCGCGGCGGGTCGTTCACCTTGCCGGCCTCGTAGGCGGCCCGCCAGAGCGAGAGCAGCACCACCCGCTCGGCCTTGGCCGTGACGGTGGAAACCTGCTCGAGACGCCCCTTGAGGAACGCGTTGACCCGCTCCGTTGAGATCGCCCCGGCCCGCGTCGCGATCCGCGTGACGTTCTCGGAGTAGTGTCGTGAGACGCTCCGCTGCGAGAGGTAGTCGATGGCGACGGAAACGAAGGTTTCGTAGTGCTCAGACATTCGACGCCTCGCTTTCCGTCAGCTCGCGGAGCTTGGCGTCCACCTTGTCCGTCAGGGTCGACCACTGCTCGCTCGAGAGCGTGCCGTCGGCCACCAGGGCGTCGATCCGCTTGGAGATCGGAGCGATCTTCTTGACCGAGTCGACCGCGTCGATCGCGTCGGCCGCCTTCTTGAAAAGACCGTCGTCGCCCTTGGCCTCCGGCTCCGGCTTGCGAGACTCGCCGCCGGCCAGCCACGCCGCGAGCCGTCGTCCGGTTTCCTCCGTGATCGGCTTCGGGTCGCCGCCAAAAAGCCCCGTCCGGTCCTTGCTCGCCACCGCGAAGTGGCCGTCGTGGACGATGTCGAGGCAGAGCGTGAATTCGTATTCCGCACCGTCGCGGCTTTCGAGCTTCATGCCCAACTTGACGACCTTCTTCCTGCCCCCGTCGTCGACTTGCGCCGTCTCAGTTTTCGCCCGCCCGGTCGCGATGATGTGGGCACTCGACCGCAGCATTGCGTCGATGAAGGCCCGGTGCCGCGGCGTGATCTCCGAGTAGGCCGACCAAGTGTTTCCGCGAAACTTGGCCTTGGCGATCTCGTCCACGAGCTCGAGGCAGCCGCCGCGTCCGTTCCACTCGTGCGAAATACTGTCGATGACGATGCAGTCGGCCCCGGCCTGCTCCGCCGTCTGGATCGCCTCGATGTATCGCTCCGGCGTAAACGGCGGGGCGAGGTCGATGACACTGAAGTCGGCGAGCGTGTCGTAGAGATCGCTAGAGCCTTGCTCCGTGTCGATAACGACGATGTTCTTGCAGCCGAGCCCCTTGGCCACGAGCAAACTGCCGTAGGTCTTCCCGGCGCCGCTGGGTCCGGTAGTGAGCAGTCGCAGCTTAGTTGCCGACCGCTTCGCTTTGCGAATCGAAATTGTCATCGTGAAATCCTTTCCATGTGTTGCCGGGCCGCCGCCAGCGATGTCCGCAGGCTCAAGAGCGATTCCGGCTTGATCTCGTACACCCCGCGAGCGATCGGCCGGCTTTCCGCTGCCAGCTTTTCCGCCGCCCGCATTACTTCCATCAACGTCGCGGTTGTCCGCGTGTGCTTCGCGAGAAGCCTCACGGCGACCGCCGACCGCATTTCAGAGTCCCATTGGCCCATGACCTACTCCTTTGGTGCCACGCTCCTTCCGCCCGATCCATCGGACGGCCTTTGACGCAGCGGCTCGCCAAGGCGAATCCGCTGCAAGACTTCATCGCGGAAGACCATCACGCCGTCGGGGGCGATGATTCCCAGGCGAACGCGGTCGCCTCGCATTTCGCAGACGAGCACGCTGATGCCCAAATCGGGGAACACCAGTGACTCACCGGGCTTTCTGGACAGAACCAGCACAATCGCCTCCTTGCTAACTGCCGGCTTGCCCGCCATGGCTCGCCGGCCGTCGATCCTGCTAACGCCGCTCCTCTGCGGCTCCCTCCGGCTGGCCTCCGAGCCCGCCGTCTCCTTGTGCGAACAGGGCGAAACCGCCCGCGGCCCGCTCCCGCAATTCCGCGAGCCTCGCCAGCGTTCCGCGGGCGCCCGCCAGCGGCCCCGACGGCGTGACGAGGTCGCGGTCGACCACGTCGCGGATTTCGCCCAACTCCCAGATGGCCTCGACGATCACGTCGAACATCGCGGCCGGGTCGCCCGCCGAGATTCGCTGGTCGAGATCAAGGTGGGCCGAATCCCAACTCGCCAGGGGTGCACTGGCGGCACACCCCTGGCAGAGTTGGGCGCGGCGGGCGAGGCTTTCGGCTAACTGAATGACTCGAGCACAGACTGCCTCTCGAGATCGAATTCGATACGCTGCGGCCGCCACAGATATTCCGTCATGCCGGCCCGGTTCCGGCGTTCCCTCTCGCTCCAAGCCGCCTGCACTTCCAAGCAGCGTTCGGCTATTTCCTCGAGCGTGGGGTCCGGTGCAGCGGAGTATTTCCCGCCCCGTCGACCGACAATCCTTGCAGCTTCCATTTCGGCCTCCTTGCGAAATGAGGTCGGCCGTCGGCTGCTCTGCGTCGCGTGCCATCCGGCGGTCCCTCGCCATGTGGTCGCGATGCCGCCCATCGGCATCGCATGGCGGGGATCATAGGCACGCCTAATAACTCAGTCAACAGCAGTTTTTAGGTGGAGATAATTTTTCTGAAAAAGCGTCTACCGCAGCTTGGTTACTGGGACGCCGAGAGCGTCTGCAATCTTGCAGATCGTTTCAAACTTTGGTTTTGACTTGCCGACGCACAGAGCCCACATCGAGACGGGCGTGATGCCAGCACGGCTAGCAAGGTCGGTGCGGTTCCATCCGCGAGTGGCCGCCATCTGCTCGATACGCTTGCCGAGCTCGCACACCTTGATCTGCCGCGGCCTGCCGCCTGGGTGCCTGCTGACCATTTGGATTCCTCCGTGAACTCTACGCAATTTGCCTCGCCGTCGCGCGACCCGTAGGGTTCACTGACGGCAATACACCCCGCTGGGCTCGAACCAGCAACCTTCGGTTCCGTAGACCGATGCGCTACATGGCCCGAAAAAGAACACTACCGAACTGAATTCCCCCTCGGGGGGGGGGGGGCTTTGAGGGTTTTGCGGGGGTTTTGACGGCAGGCAAACCATCTGGAAGATGGCGGTATCACCCGGCGGCAGGACGCCCGCTGTGGGGGAGTCCTCGACGGGTCTGGCGGACCAGGCGAGGGCATAACCTTGACGAACAACCATGTATTGCCGATCCGGCCCGCGGACGTTGGGCGACTACGCCCGCGACTACGGCCTGCTCCACGACTGCCGACCTGAGACGCTTCGCCAGTACCGCATGGCGGCGGAGCTTTTTGAGCGGTGGGCGGGTGGGCCTGTCCCACTCCAAGAACTTGATACGCAGAGCGTCTCGGCGTGGCTCCGCGATTACGCGGCGACTGTACGCCCGTACACAGTCCGGTCAAAGAAGGCCCAGGTGCTCTCCCTCTGGCGGGCGGCGGCCGACGAGGGGCTCTGCGAGCCGCCAGGGCGGCGGATTCGCTCCGTCCGGTGTGCGAGGCCGGTCGTCCAGTGCTGGACGCTCGAGGAGGTCGAGAAGTTGCTGGCGGCCTGCCGGACGCTGCCGCGGTGGCACAAGTGCGGGCTCCGCCGGAGCGTCTGGTGGGATCTCGCCGTCCGCGTCGCCTGGGATTCCGGTGTCCGGTGGGGCGATCTGATCGCGATTCCCGTCTCGGCGATCCGGCCGGACGGGTTCGCCTCATGGACGCAGAGCAAAACGGGCCGCGTCGTCACGTTCCGGCTGTCCGAGGCCACTATGGCGGCCCTTCGGGCATCGCTTGACGTATGTCAACGGCCGCTGGTGACGCCGTGGCCGTCGAGTCGGGAGACGTTCCTCGACCAGCTCGACCGCCTGGTGCTCAAGGCCGGGATTCGGCCCGGGACGTGGAAGTGGCTCCGCCGCTCGAGCTCGACCGACTGCGAACTGCAGCAGCAGGGGGCCGCGAGCGTCCAGTTGGGGCACGCGCCGGGCAGCCGCATCGCCTACGATTCCTACGTTGACCCAACGATCGTGGCCCGGAATCGCGTCTTTCCGCGACCGTTGGGCGTCGATCCGCCGCCGGCGAGAGGACGCCCTACGGCCTGAGTCGCTTGTAGTCGATTTTTTGGCGGTCCACCCACATGATCGCCCGCTTTGCGCCGCGCTTGCCCTCGGCCACCTTGTACGCCACTTGGATCATTTCGGCCCCGTTTCCGAGTGCTTTTGGCGTCGGGATACGGCCGAAAGGGTTTTTTTCCGACGATTCGTGGATGATGACGGTCACGACCACGCCGTCCGGCAGCTTCGGGGTCTTGTAGCGGCCGGTCGTCGCGGCATCGTGGGCGATTTCCGCGAGCCATTCGTCGTTTTCGACCAGGGCGATTGCCGCCTGCATCCTCGCCACGGCCTTGTCGATCTTCGGCTCGACGGCCTTCGTTTTCGCTTCGACCATTCCGGCCCGCTTCGGCTCGTCGGCGGCCGAGATCGCCGGCAGAAGCAGGGCGATTACCGCGAGAATTCGCATCATTTCACGCTCCTCGTTTGGGTGGGTCGAATCCTACGCGTGAAAAGTTTTTCGGTCTAGCAGTCGAAGAATTTGGCAGGGCGCGCACGGACTCGACGCTAAAGTGGAGTTCGCAGCCGGGGGCAGGGCGGCGGAGGAGGCGGAAGGACCCCCCCCTGCCGGGGGGGGTGTAGCATTTTGCGTCACCCCCACGCGGCGGGGTGTGCCACCCCCCACGCAGCGGGGTAAACGAGTATTTCGGAATCGAAATACTCGCGGCCGTCGGCCGGCCCCGACAACCCGCAACACGGAGCCCCGACGGCCGGCCAGTATTTCGGAATCGAAATACTTTCATCGATGGCCGCCGATGGATGGCCGGCCATCGTCGGCCAGGCCGGGCAGGTCGTCGCCCGACCATCGTCGCCCGATGCTTGAGCCCCTCGCCGCTCGTGGCCGCGGCCGCCGCTCGTGGCCACGTCCGTCGGCCATCGTGCCCGGCCCGGCGGTCGATCCCGCGGCCATCAGCCACGACGGGCGAGCACGCCCCCCGCTATCGGGGGGAATGGCCGATGGCGTTTTTCGATTTCGCCAAAGTGTCCATTTGGAAATATCGCGGGCGAAACTCGCGGCCGCCGGAATTCTGGCCAGAAATTTGCCCGAAAAACTTTTTTTAGATTCCAGCCCTTGCACACTTATTGCCGAGTGATAATATTGGGCATCGGGAGACGAGACATGGACATTCAAAAGCACAAGCAAACCGCCGCGAATCTTGGCCTTGATTGGTCGATCGTGCGGGCGATCTACTCAGAGCTCCGCGAACTCGAGACTATGGGCATCGCCCGCACGCTTGAGGCCCGCCGCATTGCCTACGCTGCGCTCGGCCATCGCCACGGGGGCACGTTCAAACTCGCCAATCGGCACGCCGTCACGATTGGCGATCAAACGAACCTCCGCCACTTCGACGACGTGGCCCGTGAACTGGCCGCGACCGACATTCCCGAACTAGGGCAGGACGACCCCGCCGCCGCCCTCTACGAGCTCGTGACGGCCCCGGCCCCGGTGCTGCCGACGGCCGACGAGACTATGGCCGCGGCGATCGACCGGGCCGCCGCGGAGATCGCCGCCGCCGCTCCGGCCACGTCGGCCGACGAGCTCTTGCCGCTGCCGGCCGCCGCCGCTCTAGCCGACGTGACGGAGCAATGGCTCCGCCAACTCGTCAAGGCCGGCCGTGTGCCCGGCCAGCGTATCGGCCGCTCGTGGCTCGTGCCGCGATCGGCCGCCGAAAGTTTCCGCCGGCACCCCACGATGGGCCGGCCGCGATTTGCCCCGTTCTAAGTCTTTATTGCCGATTGACGATATACCCACAACAGGAGCCCCGACGATGGACAACACGCCCCACAACCCGACGACCGTATACCGCATTGTTCGCATTGCAGACCCGCGGAGCCGCGGGGCTTGTGCATGGTTTGAAGTGGAAGCGATCGCCGCCGACGGTGCCCGGTATCACGTCGCGACGTGTGACGACCGGCAAGAGGCCCGCGAGCTCGTGCGGCAGTTGGAGGCCGCCGCCAAGTAGCCGCGGCCCCACGGCCACCGGCCGCCGCTCGTGGCGGCCGGGCACCGTGCGGCCGGGCACATCGCCCGACACACAACCCGGCGGACAACCCGCCACAACCTAGGAGCCCAAACATGAACGCTTGGAAATATACCGCCGCCGAACGCCGGACGATTGACGCAGCCTATTCCGCGATCGAATACGTGGCCGACCATATGGGGCACTCGCAGCCGCGGGCGCTGCGTGACGCGCTCCGCCACGAGCGGCGCGAGCGTAGCAGCGTCACAACTGCTAAGGCTTTGCTCGTGGCCGGATTCATTCGCGGCCGCGTGGACAACCCGCCGGCGGCCGATCTGGCTTGCCATTCGGCCGGCATCATCACTGCCACCATCATCGGCGCCGACTCTCGCCGATTCGACAGGCCGGCCGACGTGCTCGAGAAGCTGGCCGCACTCGCGGCCGCCGCCGCCCAGGCCCAGGCCGACTACATCGACCGCAACGCGCGAGCGGCCCGCGAGGAGATCGCCGCCGCCCAGTAGCCGCGGCCTCCCCCGTGCCGGCCCCGGGGCAACCCGCGGCCGGCTAGGGGGCTGCCGGGCACGTCGCCCACAACCCAACACAACCCGCGGCCGATGGCCGCACAACCCAGGAGCCCCGACGATGAAATTGACCTACAAAAACGGCCTTGCGGTAACGCTTTCTAAATCAGGCTTTTTCGAATTGCACTCCGCCGGGCAATTGGTCGGCCGGATTCAGTTTCGCAAAAACTTTTTCGGCAAATGGGCGGCCGACTGCTATGGCTTTGACGGGGACGGTTTCCGGCTGGACCGAGTTTTGCATAGCCAATCCGATCTCCGCGAGGCCCGCCGGCTCGCGAGCGAGTGGGCAGAGGGAGTAGATCGCCACTGCCACGCCTGCAGCCTGCCCAACTGAACCCACAACGGACAACCCACAACGGACAACCCAGGAGCCCCACCCATGCCCGCATATGCCACGAAAGAAATCGACCACGCCGCCTACCCGCAGATTTGCCGCCGCCGCTCGTTGGCTGAATTGGAATTCGTCATCGCCGATTGCCGCTCCGCCCTCGCGGCCATGCCCGACGGCCCGAAGGCCGGCTATTACATGGATGAGATCCACTACTGCCACGCCGAGATCATGCGACGCCAGGCCGGCGGGAAGCGTGCCGGCCGCCGCTCGCCGGGCGTGTCGATCGTGGCCGACGTGCACGCCGCCGCCGGCCAGCCGCTTTCCGATGACGAGCTCGACGCCCTCGAGGGGCTGCCGGGCTCGGCTCTGGCCGACGAGCTCGTTTATCTGGCCGACTACCAGGGGTAGACAACCCACAGCGGACAACCCGGGGACAACCCGTGCCGGACAACCCGGGCCGGACAACCCGGGCCGCTTGACCATAGGAAACAAATGGCAATAATCCAGCCATGCCACCGAAAATCGACCCATCGCTCTACGTCCGAATCGGCACCGCGGCCAAGCTGGCGGGCGTGTCCCGCCTCTGGATGCGGAAGCAGGTCGAGAGCGGCGCGATCGCCGGCGTTGAGATTGACGGCCAATGGTTCGCCCTCCGGTCGTCGGCCGCCGCGTTCAAGCGTGACCCCGTCGGCCGTGGCCGGCCTCGAGCCGACGCCACCAAGAAGGCCGGGAAGTAGCCCCAAGATTTTTTTTGATTTCAGCCCTTTACTCTTTATTGCCGATGGGTAATATACACACATGGGCAGCAGCGAGCGGCCCGCCACTAACTAGGAGAAATGAAATGACGACCATCGAAAAGAACGCAGCCGTTAGCCGGATGATCCTCGCCCGCGTGTCCACCGGGGCGACGCTCGCCGCAGCCATCGACGCCGTGCTCGGGGCCGGCAGCTATCAGGCCATCGCGTCCGATCTCTACGACGCCATGCGAGCGGCCCCGGCCGTGGCCGATGACCCCGACGCGATCGTGCTCGAGGCCTGCCCGGCCAGCGAGCGTTTCCTGAGCATCAACGACTAGCACCACAACCCACCTACACAACCCGCCACAACCCAGGAGCCCCCACCATGCACGCCTCCAACTTTGAAACCGATCTCGCCCAGGTGCTCGAGGCCGACCCGCTCACGCGGCCCGTCGTCGACGCCATCGCCGCCGGCCGGGAATTGCCGGACGCGTTCTTGATCCTCGACACCTACCACGACATCGGCGAGCCCGTGAGCGCCCACCGCTGCGAGCGTATCCGCCGAGAGGTCCGCGACGCTCTCGCCGCCGCGGGCCTCGCCATGCCCACCACCTACACCATGCTCGACGACAGGAGGAGCGACCGATGAACGACATCGCAGCACTGGCCGCCGCCGGCTGCCGGTTTGTCCGGCTCGCCCGACGCGAGAAGCGCCCGCTCGGGGCCGCATGGCAAACCAGATCGACGGACAGCCCGGGCGACGTGGCCGCATGGCTCGCCGCTAGTTCGAATGTGGGGCTTCTGCTCGGCCCGGCCTCCGGCGTTGTCGACGTGGAATTCGACGACGACGACGGCCGGGCGACGCTCGAGCGGCTCGGCCTTGTCGACGTGGCCACCCCGACGTGGCGATCGGCTCGCGGCGAGCACCGGCTTTTCCGCTGGGCCGATACGCTGCCGCCCGTGGCCGTGGCCAAGGTCGACGGCCTCGAGGTCCGCATCGGCGGCCGGGCCGCTCAATCAGTGCTCCCGCCGTCGATTCACCCCGACGGCCAGGCCTACGCATGGACAACCCACCCGGCCGCCGTGGAGGTCGCGGCCTTCCCTCAAAGACTCATGGAGGAGTTATGCGGAAACGTCGTCGGCTAATCCGCCGGACAACCCGGCCGCAATGGGACGAGTGGATTCGTGCCCTCGTGCTCGTGCGGCTCGGGCAGGAGCTCGGCACCGAGACGCCGCTCGCCCGGGCCGTGCATGACGCGATCGCCGCCCTAATCGGGGCGATCCGCTGACCGCTCGGCGGCGATCTGGCGGGACAACCCGCGGAGCATCACCCGCCACGCCCGATCGGCCAGCCAGAGATCGAGCACGCAGCTACAGATCGACGCCACGAGGCCGCCGAGAAAGAGATCCCAGAGCGGGCCGACATCGTGCCGGGCCTCGTATTGCTCCCGAACCTGGGCACGCACGAGGAGCATCGCGTGAGCGGCCGCGGCGTTGTTCTTGCCGCCGTGCCGCTCGATGGCTTCGACGTGATTGTGCGGCCAGTGCCGGACAACCATCCGCGTGAGCTCGTGCACGCGGGCACGGCCAGCCATACGGGCACGCTGGCCGCATTGTTCCGAGACGTGGACGACGAGCCGCTCTAGGGCTTCCATGCTTCACCGTGGCGGGCACTTGCCATCGGGGCAGGGGAGGGCGGGCTTCCGCTTGCATCGCTCACAGGTGCAGGTACACCGCTGCTCGATCCGCCCGTCGGGCTTCCAGATTCCATTCACGCACGTCCGACCGCAGACGCACTCAGCGGGGGCCGGGGCCGGTGGCGCCGGGCCGTCGGCGATCATGCTCGCTCGAGCGGCGGCGACTGCGGCGGCCGCCCGTGGCGCCTCCGCGTCGACGGCCCCCGGGCCGGCCGACAACGACACGAGCCAGGCGACGAGCCATTCGTAAAGCGTCACGCTACCACCCCCTGCCGTGTTGAATCGTGGCGTAGCCGTCTTCGCCCACGTCGCCGTGAGCGTGGACGAGCGGGCGATCCTGGGCCGGCGGGCCTTCGGCAAAAATCATGATCCAAAGGGCGGTCTTTGCGGCCCGGGCGATCCAGCGGAGGACTGGGCGATCCTGCGGCGGGGCGAACGGCTGCGGCTGCGGGGCAGGGGAGCCGGAAAACCACCAGACGAGCACGCCAGCGGCCAAGAGCAGGAGAGTATTTCGATCAACCTTCATGGCACCCCCTAAAACGACAACTTGAATACGTCGGCCACAAGCCGGGCGGTCGACGGCCGGCGGCCGATGGTTTCCACCGGCATCGGCTGCAGCCATTCGCCGTTATGGATCTCACGCCAGCCCCAACCCGCTACCGAACCCACCGCAAACGAATCTTCGCCGGCGAGCATCCGCTCGACCGTCTTCCGGTCCGCCCAGAAACAACCCTCGGGCATATCCTCCGGCCACCGCGGGCCGGAGATCCACGACTCAGACCAGCTATTCGCAATCAGCATCCCGTCGCGCGGGCTGCCATTCTTTTGGTAGCGAACTCCGATCAGGCAGAGGCAATGAGCCCACTGGCCAGAGGGGGCCGCCCAGCCCCCGTCTGTGCGGACGGAAGCGAATCCCTGCATTGAACAGACAGGGATCGCAAAACCAGCCTCGACAGCCGCGGCCGCTTCGTCCCACGTCTTCACCAGCGAAACGTATTTGCATGGATGCTTCTTCGCGATCGCGTCGAGCCGGCCCTTATCACCCTGGCCACCGTTGCCGTGGTTTCCCCATTGCTTAGCCCGATCGCCGGAGTAGATGCGGAGATCGTGGCCGGCTACGACCTCGCGATACACGACGCCCCAATCACGAGCCCAGCGGGCCGCGGCGCCGCCGTATGACCCATCGCTCCACCCGCCCGACCCCTCGGGCTTGTTGCGGGCCTCGACACGCGACCCGCCATAGATGGATTCCGTGCAGGGCAGCAGCGGCGGCTCCTGCAGTTGGCCGTTCTGCCAATCGACGCTCTCCGAAACGAAGATGCCCAGCCCCCACCCGAACGCCACACAGTCGCCGATCGATTGCCGCCACACCTTGAACGGCGTGCCGTAGCGTGCCCGGTGGGCCTTGTCGGCGGCCCGATACAGGAACGTGTCGACGCCCCGGGCCTTCGCCATGCACTCGGGGGCGGCTTGGGAAAACCGCGGCTCGTCGAGCTCTTGGAGAAACTGCCGCGTGCCCTCGGGATTGGGTGTGTACCCAAAACGACCACCAAACCCGACCGTGCCCTCGAGGAGCAGCCCGGCCCGAATGGCCACGAGCACGGCCAGGCCAAGCAGCAGTCCGGCAACCGCGAGGCGGAACCGTGCAGTGTCGTCAACGCGTCGCATCAGCGGCGGCCCTCGCGAGATTGCGGTACGCGTCAACCCAGGCCGACCGCTGCTTGTCACTCACCGGACCGCCGGCCGTGCCGACTGCCGTATCGAGGTAGGTATGGATCGCGTCGCGGGCCGCCGGCTGCCGCTCGCCGATGCTCACGCCCCGGCAGCGGAGCTCACGCGACCGCGTCCGCAAGGCGTCAAACTGGACAGCGTTTTTCAGGAACGGCTCGGCCTGCCGGCCATCCCAAGCGATCTCGTCGGCGAGCTCCGCACAGAGCGCCGAGATCGTGGCCGCATCCTCCGCCCCCGTCGGCCCGGTGAACTTGCCGCGGAGCATCACCGGCAGCGGCTCCGGCGGGAACGGCTCGGGGCTCGGCGGCGTTGCCGGGCGGTCGACAACCCAGGCGAACAGGGCACCGACAACCAGGGCACCGGCCAGAAGGTATCGGGATCGCTCGCTCATTGGTCGCTCCCTGCCACGAGTGCCAGCGTCAGCGTGTCGATCGCGGCCCGGGCCTGCTCGGTGAGCTGCTGCGTCTCGAGCAGTCGCAGCCGGACAACCGCCAAGTCGGCGATCGCCCCCTGGTAGGTCGGGCCGGCGGGCCGGTGGGCCGGCATCGCGAGGCCGCCACCGACGACCGACGCCGCACGACCCACGAGCCACGGGCAGGCGGTGAGCAGAGCCGCCACGGCCAGAGCAGTTGCCAGAATCATTAGATAGCCCTCACGAGCGGAAGCAGGCTCTCGACGGCCCCGGCGGCCACGGCCAGACACAACGCACGCAGGGCCGGCCGGAGCAGCACAAACAGCGGATAGGCCGCGAGCGGTACGGCCTTGTCGGCGACCGCGTCGAACAGATCGCCGACGGACGCGAGCACGACGGCTTTCTTGTCGGCCCCCGGCGCGGCGATCTTGTCGACCAGGCCGATAACGAGCCGCATGAGATCGACGGCCAGCCGCCCAAACTCGGCGACGGTCAGCCCGCCGGCGGCGAGATACTTTGCCCGCTCGAGGAACGCGGCGATTTCGGTCGTGACGATCTCACGCTCGAGCTCTGGCATGACTTCCCTCACTAGATGAGCCCCTCGTCGAACAGTTGTTTGGCTTGGCGGACGGTGCAGCCGGGCACGATCGCCTTGGAGGCATCGCCCGCACCGGACAACTCCCAGGCGAGCACCTCGAAAAACGAGAGGGCCGACGTGGGCTTCTTGTCTCGGCTCGTGATGACCCCCAACCCGGCCCGCTTCATCGGCGTGTAGTGGACGTGATCGCCCGCCTGCCCCGGCGGCGACAGCGGCTCCCGGCCGCCGGCACCGTGGCGAAACTGCGTCTCGTCTGGTCGCTGGCGGCGAATCAAAGGGCGGGCTCCTATACCCCTATTGTACGGTTGTTCAGATAGGGGGCTCGTAGGGTGGCGTGCACCCGGGGCCGCGGAGTTTGTTCTCGTTGAGATGCGGCCAGAGCGTGTCTGAATGGATCGCGGCTAGGAGCCCCCAAGCCGCGTGCGGCAGGTGCGGCTCGGAGCGGTCGCCGGCCAAGAATTGAAAGATGTGGCGGAGCGCGTGATTCAAAAGGTCTGGAACGTCCATGCCGCGCTCCCAGTTGTGGGCCGAGTATTTCGCAGCCCCTTCGGCGCACGTTCTCGCGACCGCCTCGAGGCCGATCGGCGAGATCAAGTCGTAGCGGGTTGCCTCCGCATCGCTTGAGCGGACGGCCCCGGTGGCAAACCTCGTGCGGTCGCCGTCGACAACCTTGTCGGCCGCCGGTGGCAGGGTCGACACAACCTCGGCCACGGGCTCCGGCACTTCGCCGGATTGAATCCGCTCGATCACTTGCTCGCGTCGTGCGTTGACGGCCGCCCAGGCGGCCTCGAGCTGCTCTGGCGTCATTGACGCCCCCACCCGCTGCGGCTCGACCTCGAGCGGTGGCTGCGGCTCGGCTGGCGTGAGCGTGTAGCGGTCGTTCGCCTTTACGAAGTCTTCGGGCAGCCCGCTAAACGCCGTGTCGATCGCCTCTTGCAGTCCCATCGCTCGGTCCTCCTTGGTGACGTGTCGCAGGTGTTTCAGGATGCGGAGCACGTCTGCGGCAAGAGAGCCAGATGTGCCCGTAAAAGCGCCGCTAAAGCGTCTAGCGCGCTGCTCCGCCTCGCGTAGATACTCCTCCGTGAGAATGTCGCCTGAGTTTGCCATTCGCTCTACCGTGCCTGAGTGTTCACTATTCCCCGCCGCTCGGGCCGGGGGCCGCTGCAAAACATTCCCACGACCCCGCCCGCTGGATCGTAGAAATACGATTCCATCGCTCGGCGTGCCCCGATCCATCCATTGCTCGCGTGGTAGTCGTCGGCCGGCCCCAACGACGGGGCCACCCGCACGAGCACCGAATCAACCGTTTCGATGGGCAGTGACCACTCGGCGGCCTGGGAGTGGAAGTGCCCGGTATGAATCTCGCGGTAGGTCGTCCGCCCCCAAACGTCGGCGGCCTCAAGGGCCATCAGCTGAGGGAGCCGACGCTTTGCCCTATGTCCATGCGCTATGCCGATTAGGTTCTGGCCGTGGTGGAGATACTGCCGGCCGGTGAGCCTCTCCGAAATACTCGTGCGACGGTCGCGGCGGAACCGCTCCAGCAAGATCCGCTGAAACGCAAACGTCAGCGTTTCGTCGTGGTTGCCGTGGACGATCGACACGTCGGTCGGGCATGTGGCCGCGGACCGCTCGATCAATCCCAGCAGGCAATCGGAGCCGACTCCAATCATCTTCTGCAGCCGGCCGTCAAGGCTGCCGGCCATCGGCGTGCCGCCGGTCGTCGTGCCGCTGATCGTGTCGTAATGGAAGAGATCGCCCACGAGCAGGATCGACCGCCGGCTCGGCTTGTAGACGGCGTCGCCCTTGTCGAGCAGATCGCGGCCGGCGTCGCCCACCACCTTCTCGGCGATCGAGAGGTCGTAGTCCGCGTCGCCGGTGCCAGCCCGCCAGCAGTATTTTCCGAAATGGGTATCCGCGATCACGACAACCTGCCACGGGCCGGGGTCGCGGCGCTTGTGCGGCTTGATCGCGGGGCGGCGAATCTCTTTGGCCGCGGCTTGGATCATGGCCGCGACACACTCGACAACCCCCGGGCCGGGCCGCGGCTTGAGTCGAACCCAAACGCGATGCAATTCCGTCACGGTCGCCGTGCCGTCAGCGTCCGACGTGGCAACCTCCCATTTGGTTGCCTCACTCGCACTGACTTCGTATCGCTCGAGGTCGGCCTCGATATGGCGGAGGAGATCCTCGACAGTGCGGATGCGGGCCGAGACGCTGCGGGCTTCGAGCGTGTCGCCATCGCGAGACTGCGTGACTTGCTCAGACTTCTCGGGCGGGCGGCCGGCGGCCATCGCGGCCTTCTCGGCGATCGCCTGGGCTATTTTCTTCGCAGCCAATTCTCAATCCCCTGGCGGCCGACGGTCGCAATCTCACGCTCGGCCAGTTCGGCCGACATCATTTCGGCGAATCGGCTCGTGGGCATCCGCCCGTGAGCGTCGACGATCTCGCCGCGGAGGAAACTGGCTTTCGCCTCATTGAGCTCGGCCTGCACGTCGGCCGGCAGTTTGTCGAACCAAGTCTCGAAGCGGCGATTGCCGGACGCGACGGCCCGCTCCTTCAGTGACGCCAACAGTCCGCCCTTGGCTTTCGCCATTCACTCCTCCTCGTGGTCGTCGGCCTGGCGGAAGCCCTCATGGTGGGCGATCGCGGCGGCCGTGCTGGCAAACTCCTCGACAACCTCCTCCGCGAGATCGGGAAACCGGGCGTGGAGCAGCTCGTGCAACAAGGCGTCGAGGAGCTGGATGCCGGAGAGGTTCGCGGCGAGGCGGATAACTCGGCGGTCCCAATCACAATCGCCGTCCCGGTCCCGCGGGTAGCGGACGTGCTGGATCGTCCACCGGCGATCGCCGACGTAGACCCTGCGGCTTTTCGTGACGTGCCTGCCCGCCATCGCGGCCTCCTTGCTGCTACGAGACTGCCATAGGGGGCATATCCGTCAACCTGGGTTTTTTGGTGATAGCGACGCTAGCGGGCAGGGCGATAGTCAACGGGCGGGCAGGGCGTCAGGGAGATGTCATGACGCGACTTGTGCCGCTGGGCGCGACGGCGGCAAATATTCTGTTGCCGTATGCGACCGAGGCCCAAGAGTTCGCGGCGGCCGCAGCCCTCGCCGTCCAGTTCACTCCATCCGGCGAGGTCATGACGCGATTCGTGCCGCTGCTAGCAACGGCGACAAACAGGCCGTTGCCATAGGTCACGGACGACCACAAATTCGCTTCTGCGGCAGTCCTTGCAGTCCAAGTCACACCGTCCGGCGAGGTCATCACGCGGCTAGTGCCGCTGGTCGCAAAAGCGACGAACAGTCCATTGCCGTATGTGACGGAAAACCAAGAATTTGCTGCGGCGGCAGTCCTCGCGGTCCAAGTAACGCCATCCGGCGAGGTCATCACGCGATTGGTGCCAAAGCCGGCAACAGCGACAAACAAGCCGTTGCCGTAGGTGACTGAATACCAAGGATTAGCCGCAGCCGCAGTCCTCGCAGTCCAGTTCACTCCATCCGGCGAGGTCATCACGCGGTTGGTGCCGCCAGATGCGACTGCGACAAACAAACCGCCACCGTATGCAACGGAATACCACCAACCATCTGCGGCAGTCCTTGCAGTCCAAGTCACACCGTCCGGCGAGGTCATCACGCGGCTAGTGCCGTCTTCGGCGACGGCGACAAACAGGCCGTTGCCGTGCGTCACTGATCGCCAGTAATTTGCGGCGGCCGCCGTTCTGGCCGTCCACGCCGCGCCATCCGTTGATGTCATCACGCGATTAGTGCCGCTCGATGCGACAGCGGCAAACAGGCCGCCACCGTATGCGACTGAGCGCCACTCATTTCCCTCAGCGGCAGACCTTGCCGTCCAAGTAAAGACGGGAGGGGGGAGCGCCGAAAACCGCCCTGCCTTGCCTCTCACTGCGACAAGTCTCCAACGGCAATCCACGAGTCGGCTGCGACCTCAATCAGCGTGGCGGCCGAATACCGATCTCGGAGCTTCAAGCCAAGCGCGCCGTTTACGGTCACGCCAGACGCCCCGGCAATCACCACTGCGCCGACGCCTATCCTGGCTATGTCGATGTGAGTGCCGACAGGAAACGCTACCGACCCGCCGGCTGGGATTGTGATCGTGACCTGACTCCCCGAAGCCACTGTTATCAACTTCCCCGAGTCGGCGATCGCGAGCGTGTAGTCTGCGGTCTGCGGATTTATCTCTTGGGCGGCTGCAAACGAGCCTGTCGCGCCGGCGGCCCCCTGCGGCCCCGTGATTGCTGCCAGTGCGACAAGGTTCGTCCACGTCGAGCTTCCAACCGCCCGCCACTGCAGATGCGTTGCCGTAGATTGAAGTTCAGTGCTCGCTGGGCCAGGCTCTCCCTGCGGCCCGCGATCTCCGACGCTCGTCACCGTGACGGTGGCCGTCCCGCCATTCGTGATTGTCGGCGTCGTGCCGGTTGACCCGGAGACGGCCACGGTGATCGTGTTGCCGGCGCCAACCGAAACGCTGATCTCGTTGCCGCCTGCCATGCGTCTCTCAGGGGTTAGCGATGGAGACGTTGCCGGAGAGCACGGTTCGCGTGACGTTGCCAGGCGTCACCCAGCGGAAATACCAGCGGTAACGCCCGCCGGCGGCGAGAGCCCCGGTCTGCGTTTCGGTGAGGCCGATGCCGAGTTGGCCGTTCGCAAGGCTTGTAGTCGTGATCGTGGGCGTGGCGACCACCGTCGCGGCCGGCGTGCCGGAGTTGTAGATCGCGGCCGCGAGCTGGTAGCCCGTGAGATCCACGTCGAAGTCGACGGCGAAATTGATTTCGTCGCCCTTGATGAGCGCCAAATCCAGGGTCGCAGGCAGTTGGGACCAGGTAGCCATGATATACGTCAGTATACCCTGGCCGCTGCCTTGATTCTCCGGCGACGGAGGGGGGGGCACGCTATTCCGCCGGCTCAAAAGTCCACACAACACCCCCAAGCGGTATCGAAACAGACCCGCTTTCGTTCCATTCGTCTTCCTTGTCCCTAGAGAGCACGACCCTATGCCTGTCAGGCACACTTTGCGAATCGACAACTTGGCCGCTAGGGGCATCTACCCCGCGAAAAATTCGTCTGATTTCAAAGTAAATTTCGAGCTCCCACAGAAAAGCGGTTTCCAGGGCGGCGTACTGGCTAGCATTGCGACACGCTGTTGCTAGCGCCACTCCGCTAACAAGCCCGACAGGAGGGAATCCGCCTCCGTCTGGCGCAATGGCTTTTCCATCTGTCACCTGCTGCCAGCCGCTACTAGACCAACTGTGCTTAGTCCCGTCGTTGAGTTGATACAGAGAGCCCCATTGGCCTTGCGCCGGCAGAGCGCCGCCAGCCTGGAACGTAAAGGCCTCGTGTGGCTTTAGGTCTTCTTCTATTTCTGCGCGCCATGTGTTTTGCGGCGTGCTCCCGTCAGAGGCTTGGTTGAATAGGTTTAGCGTAACTCCGGCCGCAGCGCTTCCCGGCACTGACAGAGTGGCCTTGAACGAAGGCAAGTCTTCTTCCATGCGAATGACTGAGGCGTGCCGCTGCGGTGCCTTGGCAACCGGACAACGCAGCGTCTTCGGCGGACACGGGTCGATGGTGGTGGTCAATCCCCAGAATGAGCAATCGTCAGGCGAGTCCGACTGCGGTGGAACCTGCGGCGTGAACCCGTCAGTCTCAATGCCTTTTCGCGTCTGCCCCCAATTGGCTATTACGCCGCCGGTCGACTCAATCTTGAACGTGCCGTCTGGCTGCGGCATTTCCTCTAGCTCTTTCGAGATTGATGCCGTCGTTCCGATCGTCAGCGTCGTCGATGAAGTGTCCAACGGAGCAAGCCAGCCGTTCGCAGACGCCATTAGCCACGAAACGCGGGCTGCGAGGACGCTGGGCTCCGGCTCAAACGCCACGCCGTTGGCGTCGGTCGGCGGACCGACCCCTATCGGGACGTATTGGGTCGGTGATTTCGAGTAACGGAGTCCGGTGTTGGCCGCAACGTACACGCGGCGATAGACGGATTGAGATAGCGGAGGAAACGCCGCCAGCGAGCCGTAAGACTGCTCGTCGATGTCGTCGGTCATCACGTCGCCGCCAGGGTCATACTCCAAAACCCAGAAAGACTTTGGCGTCTGATCGGCTTCTGGCGGCAGCGTAATCAACCACTCCACATCGTTGAGTTGCGACATCGTGCAGCCAGCGACAGGCTCACCGTCCTTCGTGAGTGTGATCTGATCGGCGTTAACGCCGCTGGCATCGACCTTGCGATCGAAGCGCAGTTTGACGGCCTGCACCTTCTCCGTCTGGAGCCTAGCCCTGCCGTACTCTCGCGTCTGCAAGCCAACGTCTTCGAGCAGCGGGCGGGATCCACGCCTGTCGTTATTCGGAACCGCATGAATCTGAAGCGAAAACGTCGGCACGCCGGAGACCTCGTTGCCGGGGAAGTCGATAAAGTCATCAACCTCAGACCCAGCAAAAGCGGGCGTCACGGTGTAGGAGCCGACGCCAAGATTCTTGAGTCCAGAAATTCCGGCGGCGTTGACGTACTTGTCGGAAGCCTCGTGATACCACGTCAGATTTGGTGCAGAGCCGAGCCTTGGGGCATGGATAGGTCGCACGAGGCTATTGCCGGAGTCCGCTTGCAGCACATACATCGGAAAAGAAGTTCCTCTAGTGCGAATCGGCTTCGTCGCCACGAAGTATGGGCGCTGGCCCGTCACCTTGTCTGGATCGTCAACAAAGAAGTCGTTTGGTGCCGAAGCCCCGACGACAGCCGCTTCTGTATCGACAACGAACGAAGCGACTCTCATCAGCGGCGAAGGCTCTCTCGTCCGATTGTCTGTGCCGTTGCCTGTCCAGGGAGGATCTGACGCCTCGCTGACCTCAGACACCCACACGTATACGCCGTCTTCCGACGTGTGCTCGATGCTGTCTTCTATCGCTGGCCGCGTAACCTCCCACACTAATTCGCCGTCCCGGTAGAGGCTGCACTTCGACCCTTCCAGCTTCATGGGCGTGTTGAAATAACCCCAGAAAACGTAGTGCGTCGGAGTAACTGACGGGACCAGCGTGAACGGTTGCGTAATTTGCCCCTGCGGCCACGGAAGACCGAAGGCGCCGTCAATCCTGCCGCCTGCCGGCACCCGTGCAGTGATGATGCCAGGCTCTCCGCTGTCATCAGACAAGCCCGTTGACGATGCAAACTCAATTGAGAGCGGCAGCGTCGCGTTGCCGCTAGGTCCATACAGAATTCCCACAAGGGAGTCGCCGTTGAATGTCAACTGAGTGGCGTCGCCGTTGATAAACAACGGATCTACTAGAATTCCAGACTCAATAGATGCGGTTTCTTCAAACGCTGTAATCGCAATCGCTCTGCTAGACGCAATGGCTTGAGTATTGGGAGCCACTGTGACTTGGTATGTGTTGCCGTAAATCCCATGCAGCGTCAGCGAGCCGCCGTATGCCTTTATGTTTGACTCAAAGCCGGAAATCGGCACCCAACCAGCACCACTTACCAAGTGCGTAGGGCCGCCTGCATCGTCCGCCCTGCTCGCCAAAGTGCTTGAACCAATGGCGTTGTTCTCGACATCGAAGAAGTTAGTGCTTGTGTTGCACCAGCTCGCAAAAGTCACCGATGTCGGCTTTACTCGCTGCCCTCGGTAGTTGCCTTCTGTGTCGCAGCCGCAGCAGTCGCAGTCAGACATTTACATCACCCCAACTGCCCACTTGTCATCGCCCCAATTTGCATTGTCCACCCACAACAGACGGACAGGGCCGCAACTCGTTGAAATGAGTTGTGTAACGTCATCTTTTCGGCCGCGAGCGAAGGTGTGATTTCCTGCGAGCTTCACCTTGCACGCAAAACACCCTCCGACAGCCATTCGGCCGATCGCATTGACGGCGATCGGCTCCATAGCGATCGCCACCGGCCCCGATCCGCCGCTTGGAGTGGATCCGATCAAAATGACTTGCCCAGACGCAAACTGCCTTGCCGCCGAATCCGCCGCCAAATTGCCAGTCAGGTTGCCTCCAACTGGAGAAATGACAGGCGATCCGACTGCAAGGACTCCAAGCATCGGCACAGGAACGCCGCTGGTGTTTCGCACCAGCACAATATTTGATGCTGCCTCCGCGTGGCTTGGATGCGGGGCAGTAAACCCCGTTTTCACGCGGATCATTTCGTTGAGCGCGTTGATCTGGCTGGCGGCGATCTGCAGCCGTTGGCCTGGCCGGACGTATTGGCGTGGGTCTGGCATCAGAGGAAGCCTTGGCCGGGGGCGCCGGGTAGCTGTGCGTTTATGACGGCCGGGGCCGTGCCGATGGACCCGCCAAGCTGCAGCGGCGACCAGTCCTTTTCTTCGTAGACCTTGTTTTTGTAGAACGCGATTGGCTTGCGAACTAGTTTCTGGTTGTTTGCTTCCGGCTCGTACGCGATCCAGACGTGCTCCCAGCCATATTTGTCCAAGCCGCCGGCGATGCCTGGAACTGTGTATTGCCCGTTGTTCGCCTGCGTGCGTTCTATGCGCGCCTCAAAATCGTATGTCACAGCAACGTATGGCAAGTCGCCCTGCCATTGGGCGCGGGCGCCAAGAAACAGCACGTTTTTCGGTCCGAAGGCACGGAATGCGTTTAGGTTGACCGTTCCCGTCAGGCCGAAGACCGCTCGGACGTATGCATCGCCGACCGCCGTCGACACCGGCAGGATCCACGTCTCTGAGTACCGCATCGCCGGACGAACAACGTCGAGGCCGTCGACGCCGTCGCCGTTGGCGTTGATCGCCCCATTGAAGTTGGCCGCATTGGCCGGCATTCGCTGCTCGGCTTCCAAGCCTTGCGTTATGTGCTCCGTGTTGCCGGTTGTGTCCCAGGCGATTGAGCCCGGCTGAAACTGCACCTGCCCGCCGCCGCCGCCATCGCCACCGCCGCCTCCGCTCCCGCCGTTCTCTGGAGCCCTAAATATGAGCGTGGAGTAGGTCGCCGTGCAGTCAAACCATTGATTGCCGATCCCGACAACGTCGAGCCTAGCCCGACGCCAGAAGATGCCGGCACCGTCGCCGTTGACGTAGGGCGGGGCGTAGAGGTTGATTTGCGCCACGGCGTCGTTGAACCCGACGCACTGGCCAATGACGTAACGACGCTTGACCTCGCGCGTCTCGCCCTGCTCAAGATCGTGGGTGATGCTGCCCGACATCGAATCGGACATTTCGTAACAGACGACGGTCATACGAACACGCCCCCAATGCCCAGCTTGTTTTCAATGCGGCCGAGTATTTCGTTGCCACGCTTGTGAGCCTCGACCACCTTCTTAAATTGATCGGCCATGCCGTTGACGCCGGCGGCGACCTTGTTGGCGGCGGCGGCGTTTACCTGGGCGGCCCGCTGCCCGGCCTTGGCCGCGTCGGCGGCCTGCCGGAAAGCCGTATTGAGCGCCGGGGCAATGCCGAGTTGCGAGGCGCTGCCGAACGTGCCGGCCGTCGGTCCGATGGAAAACGGCTTCGGGTTTTGAGCGTCGCGGATCTGCTGAAACCGCTCGTCGACCTTGGCTTTTTCAAGGCCGCCAAGGTTTTCGGCTCCGGCTTGGTTGAGAACGCCGGCCCTCACCTGCCCCTGCAGGCCGGAGAGCTTTTTCTGAAACTCAACGGCCGCCGCTTGGGCGTCAGCGCCGAGCTTGAGCGATTCCTCGACGACCGCATTGGACAACTCCTGCAGCCCCGCAATCGCTTGGGCCTGCGACCGCTCGAAGTCTTCGTCCTCTCGCTCCAAGGCCTTGCGGGCCTCCTCCGCGGCGTCGAGGGCGGCCTTCTGGGCAGCCTCCGCGTCGCGGACCGCTTGGGCACGCTGCTCGAGCTTGGCGAGCTCGGCGTCGTTCATCTTCACTGACGGCTTGATCGCGGCCTTGCCGTCGACGCCCTGGCGTTGCAGAGCCCTCGCGGCCATGAAGTTGCCGGCGAGCTCGCCCGGGGCGTTTTCAGTCCCCGGGTCTTTCAGCCCCAAGGCCCAGCCAGCAGCCTTGCCGCCGTAGTAGCCGACCGCGGCGCCGCCGGCCAGAGCCGCAGCGGCCGCCGCCGCGAACGGAGTCGCAAGCGTCGCGACCACCCCTAGCGACGCGATGAGCCCCTTGGCGGCCAATCCCGTCAACGCGAGAGCGGCCCCAAGGCCCGTGACGCCGATGGTCAGTGCGGCAACGGCAGTGGTGGCCTCTGGATTCCTCGAAATGATCGACGCCAGCGCCCCGAGGTATCCGCTGGCCGACTGAGTGGCCTGGGCGAACGCCAGGCCGACGGACTCGGTGAACGCGATCGACACCTGCTCAGCCGAATTCCGCAGCCCCTCGAGCGAGCCGGTCACGCCGCTCATCACGATCTGGTATTTCTCGCTCACCGGCAGGCTGTCTTTCATCGCCGCCGAAATATTCTCAAACCCCTGCGTGCCCAGGTTCAAGAAGGCACCCATCACCTTGATACCGCGGTCGCCGAAGATTTGGGCGAGAGCCCGGTCGCCGGTCTTCGGGTCGATGTTCTTAAGCGCCTTCTCGAAGACGCCGACGATCTGCACCAGCGGCAGCATCTTCTTGTCGGCGCCGCGGAAGTTGTCGACGGTGAGGCCGAGGCTTTCCAAGGCATCTTGGGCCACGCCCGACGGGGCCACGAGGCTATTGAGGATGCTCTTGATGCCCGTGCCGGCCTCCTCGCCGATGATCGAAAACCGGGCTAGGGCGGCCATGCCTTGAGCGAGGTCGAATAGGCTCTGGTTGAACAGAGCACCGGCGGAGCCGACGAGGCCGAACGACTCGACCATGCTGGCGATGCTCGTTTCGCTCGAGTCGGCAGCGGCCGAGAGCGTGTCGACGGCCTCTTGGGCCGAAACACCGAACGACTGCATGGCGACTTTCATGAAGACGGCCGCGTCGGCCATCTCAACGCCGCTCACGCGGGCAAACTCAACCGAAGACTGCCCGGCCCCCCTGAGCACCTCGTCGACGCTCATGCCGGCCTTGGTGAGCTCGAGGAACGCGCCGGCAACCTTGGTGGGGCTCGCGTTCATCGCCTGGCCCAGCGCGAGGGCTTGCTGACGGAGCGAGCCCACTTGCTTCTCGGTCAGCCCGGCCGCGGACCGCATCCCAAGCAGGGCATCCTCGAACGTGGCCGCCTGCTTGATCGCCAGCAGCATTGGGGCACCGATCGCCGTGCCGCCGAAAGCCATGTTGCGGCCGGCCGTCTGCATGGAAGACGCTACCGACTTGATCCGATTCTGGACTCGCGTCATGGCCTGCATGAACGCGCCATCCTTCGCGAAGATTTCGACGTAGGCGCCGCCCATCTTCACGGCACCAGCACTAGCGGCCATCGCTCACCCCCTCCGGCTGGGCGGCCGCCTCCGGCTTGGCGGCCCGCTTGAATCCGAGCGACTCAAGCAGCTCTGGCGTGGCTTCCGGCAGCCCCGGCGATTCCACGAACGGGTGGAAGTCGGACGGCGTGTAGCTGCTGCCCTTGCTGGGATCGCTGTGGATGGTCGCGAGCAGGGCCATGAGGTTGCTGGTGTGGTTCCAAGTGTCGTGTTGCCGGCCAACGGCCATCCAATCCAACTCGCGGAGCGTGTAGCCCCACGGTGCTACCCCGCAGATCCCGGCGAGGCGGAAGCAAAGTTCGTAGGCATCGCTAGGATCATTTGCTCGAAGTCGATCTGGTCGAGGGCCGCCTCGGCGGTCTGCGTCGTCCGGCTGTTGACCTTGGCCAGCGCTTCCTGGTACTTCGCCAGCGCCTTCTTGAGCAGCCCCTTTCGGGGCTCTTGGAAAAAATCGACTATTTCGCCGATGAGCGCCTCCGCCGCGGATTCAATCACCGCACCGTCGATCGTCGCGAAAAACTCGTCGTCGCCCGCGTCGCGGTCGGCCAACTGCGGGCGAACGGCCGCACAGAGCACCTCCGAAAACTTGACGTGATCCCCGAAGATCGCCTGCAGCGGGCCGGCGTCGTCGACCACGGCCAGCAGGTCCACACCGGCGAGGTCGCGGACACGCTTGACCGTCGCCACGTTGACGGCAATCTGCCACTCCAATCCGTCGGTCGTGCGAAACGTCTTCATGAATAGTTCCAGGTTTTCCACGTCACGTCCCAGGCCATGACGCCGTCGACAGGCTGGGCGATCTTTACTGCCACCGGCACGAACTGGGCCGACGCGACGTTGCTGATCGCCAGCGTGACGGGCCTCGGCGTCGTAAGGCTGAAACTTGGGCGGATGAGGTCGTAATCGTCTTTGTGGTAGATGAGCGTGCGGAGCGTCACGTCCTGGCGAATCGGCAGCGTCGAGGTCGTGCTGTGGTCGAACGCGGTAACGTCTTGACCCTGCATATCGACTTGAATATCAACCTCGCGAACGCCCTCAAGGGCGACACCGTCAAGCGTCAGCGTTTGGTCGCGGCCCAGCTTGACTCTCGCCATTCAGCACCATTCAGTCTTCGGGCATCTGCAGGCCGTACGTCACGGTGTATTCGACGACACCCTTGGGACTGACGCTCTCCTTCACGTCGAGCACAACCGCCTCGAGCTCCGTGTCAATGTTCGCAACGTCTTGGGCGCCAGTCATGCCAACGGTCGCGGTCGTGTCAGTGCACGTCACGTCGATCGTCACGTCGACGAGGCCGGGCATATAGTCGGCCCTGGTGAGCGAGCCGCTGGTCGGAAACGTCGTCACGTCGAGTTCCGTCGCGGACGCGTTGACGGTCACGTCCTTGATGTCGTTGTTTTCGACGCCCGGCAGGGTGGCCACGCAGGCGCGGCCCAACTTGTATTTCGGCATCTGCTGAAATCCTCGCGGAAAGGTTTAGATCGGAGCCTGCTTGTCGCTATCCAGAGCTTCGCCCGGCCGCAGCGTGAGCTGGTAGACGACCACGCCGTCTTGCGGCTCCGAGCGATTGGCGCTCATGATGACCGCCTGGATTGAAGTGCCGTTGATGACGACGGTCTTCTGCTCGCCGATCTTGAAGCCGGTGAAGTTCGCGCCCGCGCCCGTCGGCTCGTACACACTGCACTCGAGCGTCTCGTCGCCGAACCCGGCCACCGTCTTCTTGTACGGCTTGGCACCCTGGCGGGTGGTCACGTCGAGCCGTTCGCCGGTTCGCGTGTAGGTGAGCTCGCTGACGCCCGTCAGCCCCGAAACCGTGTAATCCTTGCCGAGCGTGTAGGTGGCCATAATGCCTTTTCGCCAGTGGTTTTGCCGACGCTGGCGGCGTGACGCCGCTCCTGAACGTCAGTATACCACGGCCCTACGCTCCGCCGCCGGCGCGAAATTGCCCGCGGAACTGCGCCACGACCTCGCTCCTCGCGGCCGCGTTGGTGATCGCTGGCCGCATATACGGCCGCTCTGGGTAGCGGTGATCCTCGAACATATTGAGCGGGTGCCACCGGCCCGGCAGCCGCGGTTTCTTGCCCACGCGCCAGTAGCCGATGATGCCGGTATAGCGACCGTCGTATTTCGGAATGAACGCGTAGGCCTGCATCCGCTGCACGCCGCCGTATTCGTGGAGGGCCGCGAGCCACGCTCCGCCCTGCATGAACTGGCCGACAACGACCGACTCGGCGATCGGGTCGTACGCGTAGACGATGTCTCTGCGAAATACTCCCGTGTGGGTATTCGGCGGCGTGCCCGGCATCGACGCCGGCTTGTTCTTGATCTCCCAAATCCGCTGCCGGAGCTTCCGGCGGGTGGATTCGCGGACGCCCGGCATCCTCGCGAGCTGCATCAAGGCAACGCCGGGGTTGTCCTTCATGATCTGCAGCTTGGGGCGGGCGAGCCCCTTTCGCTTGATCGACCGGCGAGCGGTCTGCATCACGACGCTGCCAGCCTTGTAGAGAGCCCAGTATTTCGCACGGCTCATCGAGTTCTTGACGGCCGGCCGGTCGAAAAAGAATTTGACGTTGATCCGGCCGGGTATTGACGGGATTTGGCCGTTGAGGCCGAGGCTGCTGGCTAGGCCGCCGCCCGGGGGAAGGAAAACGCCCATCGGCTACCCTCCGGCGATTTTCTCGATCGGCACTTGGAACGTCACTTCGATCTGTGACAGAAAGACGTTTCGCTCGGTGAGCGATTCCCGGTCGTAGGGCACCGGCAGGGCGATCTCGGTCCAATCGGCCCCGCTCGGCAGGCTTTCGACCTCGACGAGCTCGGAGCGAATCGCGTTGATGATCGCCATATTGAGATCCTCGAGCGAGGAGATCTCGGCCTCCGACGTGACGAGCTTCGCGAGCACGATCCCGACGGAAACCTCAAACATATCGTCGGACCGCGTGGCCGTCCGCAATGTCACCGGGCCGGGCACGACCGACACCTTGAGCGTGCCCAAGTCTTCGGTCGTGTAGTCCGGCACTCTGCGGACGGTTGCGGAAATGGTCGCGATTTCGCCCGGCCACGAGTAGGCCGTGAGGGCGGCGGCTAGTTCGTTGGCGACGAGCCGCTGGACGTGCGTTGGGGCTGCGGTTGGCATATTGCCATTATGCCAGATTCACCGGCCCGCTCTCGCCGCAATAGCGCACTTTCGCCTTTCGCGAAACGCCGTCGCTTCGCTCAAGAGCGCACTTTCGTTCGTTCCAGCAGGCCGAGAAGCGAGGCTGCGTGCTTCCCCCAAAGTCCGTGATTGCTTT